TCACAAGTATATGTGGCAGAAGCGTTGCCCTTTACATAAAAAGATACAGCGTATGGTTTTGCACTTGTTGTTCCTTTAGCAAACATCTGTAGGTTTTGACCTTCTATCCTTTGTTGTAGAGAAAGTAACTCATCCGCAGCAATAGATGTGTCTGCCGTAGTGCAAGATAATTTTAAAGAGTTAGCAAAACCCTCTGGTGCGGAGCCATCTTGTACCATAGTAAATCGCCCTGCTGAAGTACCACCAATGTTCATTCTAAATCTATCAAGTGTTTGATAGCCTGGGTCACTGCTACCCAATCCTGTTTCTGATGTGCTTCTCTGTGCCACATTCATCGCACCATTAATGATGACATTCCTGTTTACTCCACCACCCCCTGCGTTGATGTTGCCTATAAGGTTTGCTAAGTCTGCTGCTTTGCTCATGCTAGGTCTCCTGTGAGATGAAAATATACTCTACCATCTTGGTTTGATAAAGAGTCAGTCCTTGAAAGTAAAAACTGTTGTATCACACTTGTTGTTGGTGTACCAAAACCATCGTTTTCAGCGTACTGAGAGCCACCAGTAGGGCAACTGCTTGTGCTGTTCATATTGTTTGTTAGAGTGTTCTGATAATTACCTGTACCTCCATCAGCTTGACTTGACACATTAAAGGAGTCCTCTACAGTTGCAGGTTGACTTGAAACAGACCATGCCTTACACAACCCCTGTTGCAGATTAGTCGTGGTGCTATTACCTTCGCCTGTCACAGCGATTGACCCTGCTGTGCTGACACCTGTTAATGTATTTATTTTAAGTGTCGATGCCATTATGCTAAATCTCCACTACATTGACAAAACGCAGAATCAGTATCTACATAACTCTGTGATGCACCACCATAAGGCATATTAGTAGATGTTATACGATATGTGCTTGTTGTGTGTTCATTAACTCTACAACCTATAATATAATCAACATCTCTACCACCTTGCGTAGTAACACTAAATTTATCGTTACCCATATTATTAGTAAAATTCACATATACTTTTCCTGTGCTTTGATCGGTGAAACTTGCTGTATTGAAAGAATCTCTAGCAGAAGGAGTACTTCTTTGGTCAAAGTTTACCCAGTTTTTTAATAATCCTTGTTGAACACTCGTAGTAGTCGTACCACCCTCTCCAACGATAGTGGTCTGTCCTGTGGAGTTCATGGTTAGCTTTGTAGCATTGGCTACCTTCAGCAATATCTGGTCATTAGTCGCAAGATCAATACCAGTGTCATTATCTCCCCCTGCATTGACGATTGTATCTACTTTAATTTCACTTGCCATTATGCTAAATCTCCGTGTACTGTAAAAGAAGCTTCTAAATACTCATCTGCACTACCGTTATCTTCTTTAACATCAATTTGATAATTACTTGTAGTTTTATCAACATGACCTATAATTTGTCCTTGTCCTCCATTATCACGCTCTCCCCCTCCTAAAGCAGAATAATCGTCATTACCCATACTGTTTGTAAAAGCTAAAGTTTGGTCACCTGTGCCGTTGTCTGTCAAACTAGCATGATTAAAACTATCTACTATGGTAGGGTCACCTCCACCATCTCCTGATGTTTGACAACCTGCCCAAGCCTTACATAATCCCTGTTGCAGATTAGTAGTCGCAGATGTACCTTCACCCAAGACATTTATACTGCCACCTGTGGTGCTACCTTTTAAATTATCTACTCTAAGTTCACT